GTGCATTGATCTCGGCTACACGCTGGATCGACACGTTGAATTTTTACGGTGATCGCTGCGATACAAGCCAAGCGCTGAACTGGCCTCGTAACAATTATCACGTTGATCGTGTAGAACTTGTTTGTAGCAGCATCCCGAACGATATTAAGTATGCAACCTACGAGCTGGCACGGGCATTAGCCAATGACACGGACTCGATTACAGGGACTACCGGCGATACGGGGTTATACGAATCCGTCAAGCTCGGGGAGATGGAAGTCAAGTACAACACTTCTAGTCAGGCTACTGGAACTGTTAACAACGTATTCGACGTTTATCCTTGGCTTCAGTCTTATCTCGGCGCTTACTGTCTGGGTGGCAGTGGTTCGTATCAAGTCCGCGTTGTGAGGGGTTGAGATGGCTGGAGCGCTAGACAGTTTATTTAAAAGTGTTGCCAAGTCGGTTGTTGCTGATTTGGGCAAGTCGTTTGATCACACGATTACTTACACCCGTAAGGCATCTCCAACGTATAACACCAGCACTGGTGCGTTAACGACGACTGATACGGCTTATTCGTTTGATGCGCCGTTGGAATTTATCGAATCAGATCGTGATGAAAATCGAGAGGAGCGGCGTGCAAGGCTTTATATAACGCCTGATTTGATTGGTGACAACCAGCCGACAACGGAGGACACCATAACGTTGACTTATGCGGGCTCCAGCCGAGTCACACAAATCACCGAGGTTAAAACCTATCGGGGCGATCAAGAGTATATGTATATTGTAGGAGTCAAGTTCTGATGGCTAAAAAGTCTATTGCCGCCGACATTGAAAAAAAAATGTTTGACGACTTTGATCGTTTTGTAAAATTTACGGTGTACGAGTTGGCTACAGATTTTAATGCTGGTGGCGTAAGTCCAGTCTATACAGGATATTTTGCGTCAAGTTGGACGGCAGCACAAAGCGGTTACGTCAGGAAAGAGGATCCAAAGGTAAGTCAAGAAAATAGATCAAAGCCTGAAAAAGGGCCTTGGGGTGAAGTCTGGGAAAGCCGTGGAACTATTCCCGGCAAAATTGAAGAGCGTTTTGTAGATAGCATGAGGAGAAGAACGTTTGATTTTAGGAAAACGGTAAGAATTGGCAATACAACAAGTTATGCAGCTTTTGCTATGCAAAAAGGGCAAGTAGCATTTTTTGTACAGGGAGACCTGCGTAAGTTGGTGGACAGATACTTTGGTGACCGCAAAGATATGGCTGATCTTCGGGTTGGTGATCGTCCAGTCGTTACGCGCCCCTATGATCAGTACGGTATTGGTAGACGGCCTGGAACAGTGCGTTTGACGCCAATTATGCGAGGGAGGCAAGAGCCATGACGCTAGTCAACGCTAGAGCCGCTTTTGAAAAAGCAGTTACTGACGCAGTTGCAGCAGTAGACAACACTGTATTAATGGTGTATGACAATGTCGCATATACAACGCCAGGCAAAACCAAGAAATACATTCTGATGCGAATTGATTTTGTGCAATCAACGCTTCAGACTCATGGAGCCGCATCAGATTATTACAGCGGAGTCATTCAGTGCAATGTTTACGTGCCAAGAAACGCTGGCACGTCGGTTCTAGCAACCCTTAGTGAAGCTGTAATTGATGGTTTGACTTCAGTAAACGCTTCTGGATATACAGATACTTTTAGCTCGTCGCCTCGAGTAAAAGACGTTAATGGTCCAACACCAATCGAGTTAGACGACGTTTCTCATTATTTGGCAATTATTTCTTGTCAATTTACTGCTATTGCATAGTATAGTGCGGTAAGAAACATTCTTTTGTATGCGTCCTTCGGAGCTGCTGCGGAACAAATTTGGGGTTAGTCAGCTTTACAAGCATGTTGTCGAAGACAATGGCGAAACAGTTTTGGAGGTCTACTGGCACCCGTTGACAATTGCAGAGCGTGAGTCAATTCAAAAAAAGGCTGACTCCGAAGACGCAAACGACTTTGCGTTGAACATGATGATTCAAAAAGCATTAGATGCTGACGGCAAGCGTCTGTTCCAAGATGGCGAAAAGGCAGTTTTGAAAAATGCCGTTGAAGCATCGGTACTGCAAGAGATTCAACTAACAATGCTGGCTTCTGGAGCGGAAAACAAGGTGGAGGAAGCGAAGGCAGACCTAAAAAGCGAATAACGACTGGCTTTTCATGTTTTTTCTAGCCAAAGAGTTAGGAATGACGCTTGTTCAGCTAACAACTCATCTGACGCAGGAAGAGTTGATTGGCTGGGCGGCTTTTTATGAGCTAAAAGCAGATGAAGAGCAGCGAACAATGGATCGCGCCAGGACTGGCAGGAGAGCGCAGACAATGAGTGGGAGGTAGACTGGGACGTAAGGTTCTGCGTTCTAATCTGTGGCCAACTACAACGTAGACATTGACGTTGCGGTCAACGGCTATAACCGCGTTGAGCAGAATCTCAAAAAACTTGACAAGTTAATTGGCAAGCCAAGGGTCATTGATATAAACCCTGGCATTCAGTTTAGAAAGTTTAGGCAAGAAAAGCTGCGGCTACTTCAGGAGATGCGCCGCGCTGGTGCGGAATCTGCTGTTGCTTTTCAGAAAGCGTTTGAGCGTGAGGCAAGAATTGCGAGACAAGTTGCTGGAGCGGGTAGTCGAACGTTGTCTGCCGCTGCCGGTCCAATTGCGTTACTTCCTGCTGTAGCTGTTGGACAGTTTCAAAAAGCTGCAAATGCAGCAAAGATGATTGATGCCTCTTTTGCAAGTGCAAAGCGTTCGATCGACAGCATGACAAATCAGCTGTTAAGAGCGTTGCCTGGAACGGTTTCGGGTCCAGGTGTTCGAATTGCAGGATTACTTCCGGGAGCTGGCGGTACCGGCGGACCTAAAGGAGTTTCTCCAAGGTCGCCGTTTATTCCAGTACCTCCTCTTGGTTCTTCTCAGATAAATCTTCCTAAAAATTTCAATGCTGCTATAGCTTCAGGTGCATTTCCGCTTTTGTTTGGAGGAGGTATTGGACAAGCTGCTGGCGGTTTTGCTGGCGGTTTTGCAACCGGAAAAATGTTTTCCGGCCTGACAATTAGTATGCAGGTTGCTGGTGCCGCTTTAGATGCATTTATAGCTGATACTGCTCAAACAGGAAAAGCTTTAGCGGAAACAGGGTCTGCGTTTCAGCTGATGAGCGAGCGCAGTTTATTTAGCACAAAAGAAACTCAAGAACGTGCGGCTAAGCTAGAAAAACTAGGTGAAAAGGAAAAACTTGCCGCGTTATTAACAGATGAGTTGACACAAAAAATTGGCAGCACAGGGTTTGACGCAATGCTTGACCTTGGCAAAGAAACAGATAAAACAACACGCCTTTGGAACGAGCTTACGTTGCAGCTGCAGGCATTGATTGCTGGGCCTTTGGCTGAACTATTGTCAATTATTGGAAGTATAATTGGCAATCAAGTTGAGCTAAACAGGCTTAACGCGTTACGTACGGATCTTGAAGGAACAGATGCTGGTAAACGATTAGAGGAAGAAATTTCGCAAAAAACTAAAGGTAAAACAACAGAAGAGTTGCTAGGCGGCGGCAAAAATGCTGGATTTTTTGAAAATTTAGCGACTACAATTTTGATAGGGCCTGACGCGTTAATGCAAAAAGCAGAAAAAACCTTAACAGGTGATACATCGCTTGAGCTCAGCGGAGTTTTGTCCGATATACCTACAGACGAGTTAAAAGCTCTTAGCCAAAAGTATGGAGAATTTCGACCAAAGCCTCAAAACAATATAAGGCTTACTCCGGATATGCCAAAAAAACAAAAAGGAAGAGAAAGTCGCGTTCCCGAGTTACAAGTTGAAGTTGACCTAACAGAAAGATTGAACGTTTTAAACAGGCAAATTTTAAAAGCCAAGCAAGATGAAGACCCGGTCAGAGAAGCTGCCTTGACAAGGGAAATAGCTCTTGAAAAACAAGCATCTAAAATTAAAAAAATAAATTTAGAAAAAATACCTCAAGAGGAGAAAGATTTAAAAATTAAAGAGCTTAAGTTGCAAACTGATCAGAAAATTTTTGAAACCAACCATGAGCTGTCTGTCTCTAGGGCAGCTCAGGCTGAAAAAAATCAAGAAATAATTGCTAACTTTGAAGACCAAAACAAGTTGCTTCAGGCACAGCTTAATGGCCGCTTAGACGAGGAAGAGATAAAGCAAAAGTTATTGAAACTTGCAAAAGAAAATAAAGGTCTGGATGTGGAAAAAGTTCGTGATATTTTAGAAGCCAATGATGCTCTAAAAAAACAAGTTGAAATTGCTGAATCAATAGAGGCTTTTTATGAGCGTATTGGTTCAACAATCCAGTCTGGAATTGTGGATGGAATTATGGGTGCAGTCGAAGGCAGCAGATCTTTAGCAGAATCACTTTCTGGCATTCTTCGGCAACTTGGCGGAATGTTTTTGAATGTAGGAGTTGGAGCTTTGGGTCAGTCAATGGGCATTCCGGGCTTCAAACCGTATGCCCAAGGCGGATATGTGTCTGGCCCAACCAATGCTTTGATCGGTGAAGGCGGAGAGCCTGAGTACGTCATTCCTGAATCAAAGATGCGTGAAAGCATGTCACGCTATTCACGCGGCAGCCGCGGCAGCTCTGTCATCCCAGAAGTAGGGGGTTCTGGAACGTCAAGCGGAGGTGGTGGACTTGCTGTTGCTGCTCCAATTGATGTGCGCTACACCGTTGAAAGGATTAACAGCGTTGATTACGTAACTGCTGATCAGTTCCAGTCTGGGATGCAGCAGGCTGCAACGCAAGGTGCTAAACAAGGTGAACAGCAAACACTGAAGCGTTTACAGATGAGTGGTAGCACCCGCAGGAGAATTGGGATATGAGCCAGTACGCTTTAGGCCATGCGGTAAGGATTAAAGCAATTGGTGACTCTGGGCTGAATATTCAGTTTAAGTTCCAGAACTTTTTTATCAACAAGGAGATGACTTTTGATGGCAATCAATATACATTTGTGCCGTTTGGTTTTTCTGGGGTTACTGTTAATCGTACGGGAGACGGCTTAGAAGCAACTTTGGTTTTCCCAAACAATGATTTGACGCGTAGCTGGGCCGTTACTTCAATTCAAGAACATTATGTAATGGAAGTAGACGTCTTGATTGTTGATTCAGATTCAAAGACTGGTCCGCACACTCGTGTTCACGGTTATATCGGTCAAGTGGTTGGCGGCAATTGGGACAATGTATCCCTAAACCTACAGCTCAGCTCAGTTTTAGACGCTGTTGGAACGGATGTTCCAAGGCGATCTTTGACGCGGAAGCTAGTCGGCAATCTGCCTACATCTAGCAATGTCCGACTGCAGTGATCTAATTGGAATGCCGTACCGGTTGGGTGCTGACGGCAGTGACGGTCATATTGATTGCATACACCTCTGCTATCAAGCCCTGGAGCGGATGGGTATTGATGCACCACCGTTTAAGCAAAGCTGGTATCAGGCAAGCAAGTGGGAAGTGTGCCGGGATCTGATGCGGTGGGGTTTGCGAGTTGAAAAGCCTGCGTATGATGGGGACATTCTGCTGCTGCCGGAAAAATCTTGGACTTTCGCAGTGACATGGCAAACGGGAATTTTGTACGTGCAGCCAAAAACGGAAAAGGTTCAGTGGTCTTCGGTCCGACTGTTTACGACGTTCCACTGCTTCCGTTCGAGAAACAGTTAATTGAAACAATTGGCGTAACTGAGGAGGAGTATCGGCAGTTTACGGCTGAAGCAAAACGTCGTGGAGTAATAAGGCCAGCGGCCTATGAGAATATTCCTGACATTCAGAATACTGGACCAGGAGCTCCATTTATTTATTTAGGCGTCAAAACTGTTGCTACGACTGCAGCAGCAAAAAGCGCGACTACTGTAGTCCTTACTAATCTTGCAATTGGCTTAGTTCTTGGTGGTGTTTCTTATCTGCTAACGCCAAAACCTAAAATGCCACGCGCTAAAGGCGGTGGTGTTGTTGATCTTGGCAGTGTTGCAGGAGCAAATCGTTTTACGCCATCACGCGGTTTTGAAACGATTGCAGAGCTAGCAGATTATGCCGCGCCTGTCCCCCTTATTTTTGGTCTTTACAAAGACAACATTGGCGGGATGCTGACGACGCCAAAGCTTGTGTGGTCTCGCATGTTCAGTCATGGAACAATGCAACGAGCCAAGCTGATGTTTGTTGTTGGTGAGCAAGGCGTAGGCAGCGCAGGTATTCAGCCGCCAGACCTTAAGGGCATTTTTCTTGGCAACAATGCGCTTGATGCTGTATTCAATGATTACTTTGCGTTTTATTGGCACGCAGACAGCAGCAGCACATTTCGTATCCGTGGAACTGATAAAAGGTACGGCACAAGAGGGCAAGTGCACAGGGGGGATCCTGATGTTTCGGCTGACAATGGTGATGCTTTCGATTTTCCGCTGTCTGGTTATGACGAGGAGGAGGCTTCAGGAATTTTTTGCCATGCTTACACCCCTTCAAATAGCGCACAATTTGGAGTTTACGGAGCAATTGCTAATGGCACAAGTTATCGTGTTAACTATCAGTTAATTTCAATACCTAAGGTTGACGATTCAAAAGCAGTAGCGATACGGATGCTGGAGCGCATCAAAATTGTTGGAGATTCTGGGTTTCTGTCAAAAGAAAATGTATTGCCAACCGATGCAGACCAGAACGGCAAAACTTTACAACAGGAAGGAACAGAACCTGGCGATGCTGGCAGGGAGCGTTTAAATGAAATATACAAGAAAGGAAAGCACCGTGGCGCAGGCAGAAACTACAGCCCTAGGATGGGAATTACTAAATACACTAAAGAAGCAAATGTTGCTGTAGAAAATGCTGGCGAAGTTACGCCAGATGGCGATCACAGGCTGCAGATTGACAATATTGCTGTAGGCGATCAAGTATTATTTGTAATTAGCAACACTTTAATCCCAACAGGATTTTATATAAAAAATGCAGACGGCCAAGGCGCTTCTGTTGACGACATTAATTCCACGGTTGAATCGTTTCAAATTGAAGCTGACTCAACGATGCAGTTAGGAGAGCATTTTGAGATAGGTGGTTGCATTTGGAAAGTAATTAAAAGAAGGCTGCCAACCTATATGCCGTCAGCAGACGGAGGCAAGGATCAGAGAATAACTCTTGAATGTGTTGACGTTTCAACTTCTGTCAATAAAAACATCGGCATAGTTAGTGACGCTTTAGTGGTAAATCCTAAAGATCAGTTTATTGGCGACAGTGCTGTTGGCGATAATACAAGCAGAGGAATTGGTGAAGCGTTCTTCCCTTTGACTCAGGTAGAGGTCGCAACGATTAAAAACAACCGGCCAGCGGTTTCAACTGAGATTGGACTTAAAAGCACTGTTTTCCAACGATTAAACGGGCTTTGCAATTTCCAAAGTCTGCCTACGCCGGAGAATCTTCGTGAATCGGAAAAAGACAGAATACAAATGACCAGTGGCACGATTTCAGCAAGTATTTTACGTTCTTCTATATTTAGAGTTTTCCTGCGAGACATAAGCAGCGAAGACTCCAAATTTAGTCCGTTACCGCAGTTTTTTGTGGTGCGGGGGTTGCAGCCAACAGCCCAGTACAATTACATTAGGTTTACGCTTGATAGAGCTGTTGAACTGGAGTACAAATTTGTACCCGTTTCCGGTTCAGAAATTAAAGACTTGAGCAATGACAAAGAATTTATTGTGCTGTCTCAAGCAAATTCAACAGAAGAAGCCGTAGATGGTTCGCATGGTTTTTTTGAGTTTTCTGCAGAAGTTGGAAATATAGGGACAGTAAGAGTTCAAGTTTCTGGCCGTAAGATTTTTGGCGCAGACACTTTTAAGGTCAATAAAGAATTTACTAGAGGATCAAGGGTAGTTACCGGAGATGATATTCCGCTAAAACCAAAAACTGTAATTTATAAAACAAACAGACCCGAACTTGAATTCGATACGGTCGTTACAACAAACAGCAAGTTAAAAAGAGAAGCAAATATTGCAAATGACGGAATTACTGAGTCGAAATTAGCAGCTTTCTTTTATACAATCGCAGGAACTGCAGATGTCGATGGAGTAGCAGTTGGCGATAAAAGATTTTTTGAAAGTGTAGAATACATTGATGGATCTACAAAAAGTTGGCTTCATGTACAATGGCACTTGCAGAAAGCCGCGATTACTGAGGTTGCTCCGGCACTAAATTGGGTAGACAACCAAAACCATTTCTGGAGATTTCCAAAAGACGATGCAGGCAATACTACAGGCGACAAAATAAAAGTTTTAGGAAGCGGTGGAGGCTTCTATGTTGGTCAAGATATTGAAATAAAAAGAGGCAGCGAAGCGACAAATGTTATCAGCGGTCAAGCAAATTATCCAAGCACGAATCCTTTTGTTCTCGATCATCCTGACAGCACAAAGCCTGAGAGCGAAAATCCTGTAGATTTACTATTTTCAGGGTGTGTATTTTCAGTTAAGCATGTAACTGAAGGCGAGAAACTAGGTGACAGGAATCAGGCTTGGCGGTATGAGGTGTTTGGAAGCACTGACGGTTTTGATG